AGTTGTCTCCGCGAATGCGAAGTTGTAGTAATCCCATACACCATATTGATTTTTCCAAGCAAATCTTACTCCATTAAATCCACAGTTAGCATCAGTAATGTTGTATCGATATTCTCCATAAACACCATCTGTATTAATACCTGGTTCTGTAGACTGGTTGTTAAATGTTAAAGTATAGTATGCTAAACCTGTTTGTAATGTTAAACCACTATCAACTAAGTTTTCTGGTCCAGCTGGGAAATGAACTAATCTTGTAGTTTCATTTTGGTCTTCATAAACATCATCCCATAAATCATTTTGTGTTGTTCTTGGACCTGCTAAGTTGTAAATGTAATCTGTATCAAGTAATGTTCCTGAGCTATCGTATTGTCTAATAGTCATAGCGTAGATATCTTGAGCATTACCATTATCTACACTACCACTAAAGACACCATTTAGATTACCATTGAAAAATGAAATAGAAGCGTAATCGCCTAACCTAATACTTGATGTGTCAAATGAAGTTAAACCATTTTGATGACTAAAAGTAGTTAAACCATCAGTTGATTCTTCATCGTATTTAGAGCTACTATTGAAGTTAAAGTTTTTAGCCTGTGATTCATTTACAAGTCCATCAGCTAAAAAGTAGTAAGCACTACCTGTGATTTGTTGGTCGTCAAACGTTACTGATGATGAAGTAGATGTTCCATATTCCTCACCAAAATATATTCTAAAATCCTTACCACAAGCTGTATTGCTAGTTGCCTCATCTATATCCCATACTCTATCAGTTGGTCCTACTTGTGTAGGAATAAGGTTACCTAAATCAAATACACCTTTATTACTTGGGTTAGGTTGTTGTTTTACACGTTGTATTAGCGTGTTATTTGTGTCTTTAATGTCTACCACAAACTGGTATTGTGGTTGAGACGAACTAATAGAAGTAGCAACAAATACTAAGTTGCTATTTGCCATATTAGGTGTTGTCGGTTCTTGTCTTATTACTACTGCCATTTTATCCTATTGTTCCGTAGTTTTCTTCAATGTGAGCATCAATATCTAATGCTGTTGCTTCACCAAAGTTTTCTAAGTTTCTATTTACAACGTCTACTAAAGATACCTCAATAAATGGTTTTGGTTTCTTAAAACGTTGTCCTTTTTTACCAATGTTCCTAGCAATAGCCCAAGCAAACTGTTCGGGTGTAAAGCCAATAGGAACACTTATTCTTTTTTGTTTAATCCAAGACGCTATATCTCTAACAGGAGGCATTTTACCTGCTCCCCTCTCAGCACCATTATCTACAAACACACCATATTCTAGCAATGAAATAGGTAATGTAAGAGTATCAGGTGTAGCTGTTATTACTTCTCCTGGTGTAATGCTTCTTGCTAACTGTCCTGTCACTACAGCATTTTGTTCAAATAGCCTATCTATCATCTCCTCCTTTACAAGAGCACCAATAGAAGCCATCTCTAGCTGTAAGTTAGGATATGTTATTTGTTCTGCCATTAGTCTGGGAAGTTACAATAGTTGTAAACAGCGTCTTCTGTAATGTTAATATTAGCAACCCATCCGTAAACTCTATCGTTAAATGCCTCATTTACAGGCGTTATATTGTTTAAGAAAAAGTCTACACCATATGGCACAACACTTTGATTGTAGCGCATATAACCCAAAATATCATAAATGTAAAGTTCCGTATTTGACTTAACTTGTAATGGTGATTGGTTGCTTAACTTAGGAACATCTAAACTATAAAGCTCAAATGTAAGTGTTCTAATATTACTTTCTAATCCTGGTGATACTAGAGGACGTAGGAACATAAATGGGTATTTAATGTTCTGGCTATTAGAATCTAAATAATCAATAGCTCCCTCAGCAAATGATTTAATCGCTAAGTGGTCTGTAGTTGCGTCCTCAAAATATCCAACAATGTCTTTATAAGTATTCATTATTTTATTCTATATTGTCTTTGTTGTTCTTGTTGTTTTCTCATTCGTGCCTCTCTATTTGTTTTGTCTTGTCTATATGACAAATAGTTTAGAACAAACACAAAGTTTACATCTGGTATTGATTTATCGCCTGTGATGTCAAGGATGGGTGTTTCTGCGAGGTCAGAAATAGTGCTAAACCATCCCCAAAACTCATAGAAGCCATCTGTTGACTCATCATCTTCTGTGCTCTCATCTTCTCCGCTCCGCTTTGGGAAGAGAGACTCGAACTTATTAAAAAGATGTTGCCTACTGCTAAAAAAAAACTCAACGCACCTAGTGCCATTGATGCTGGAATAACAGATAACTTATCAGCGTTTTGTTGTCTTACGCTACTATCGTATTCCTCTATTTCATAATACCTAAATAGGTTTTCAGCATCACCTAAAGCAATCTTATGTTTATTCTTAAATGCCCATTTTATACCTCCAAATCTATGTTTTGTGATAGGGCGATATAGAATAGCCATTATTTCTTCAATGTTTTCCTGTGGTTGTTTTGCCAGCCTCTCCAAGTCCGTATACTCGCCTAAAACGAGTTTAGACATTGGATTATAACCGTATAAAACGCCATCTAACTCAAATACTGGATAGAACTGTGGTTCTAACTCATTTAGTGTTTTTAAGACAGCTTCATACACCTGCTTCATAGCCATTGGTGTATATGATTTTACTTCCTCCTCTGTTTTATCACTTAGTGTAGAAAGCATTGAAATCATTTTATCCGTTGGGTCTAAATGCTCACTTGCTACAAAGCGCTTCCAGTGTTTTAAGGATAGGTAATCAGGTATCTCTAGTTTAATCTCCATACGTCAATAAATAATGTATAATGTTTTTTTAGCCACGTTAAATATTATTTAAAAACTCAGCAGCGGAAATATTTTCAGCTATTTTTTTATGAAATGCTAAATCATTTTTGATTTCATTAAGTAAATGTTCTGCTGTATCGTAATCCATTTCTCCACTCTTAAAGTGAATAATGTATCCAGCATCTTCCATATGCCCTAAATCTAATGCTTGTAAATCGTAAATACTATACTTAATAAGTTGTGCTTTACCTTCTGACATTTCACTTAATGTCCATTCTTCTCTAACGTCGAATCCCATAATCTATTTATTTTATTTGATTTAATATTTCTTGTGGTGTTATTTTAGGTGTAATATAACTTAAGTCTTTAATACTTTTATGTTCAACATAGTCTCCATCAATAGTAAACCCATAAGCCCTTTTACCATAACTTTGTTCAAATACCTTATATTTTTTATTAGGGTATGATTTTACATTTTTAGCTAATAAGGTAAATATGTTTTTTTTACCATCTGTAAAACAATACAAATGTGCTTTAGATACATTTAGTCCTGTATCAACATATTCTTTACCATTTATTTTTAATGTGGTGAGGTTATTTTTATAAGCACCTTCTTTTGTGTTGTGTGTTTCAACTGAGAATGCGTTATACTTAAACCATTGTGGTTGTGTTTTTACTTCAATATCCCATTCAGCACCCATCCACTTAAATCGAATATCATAGTCACCATCCTTATTTGGGTTGCTTTGATGAATGATTGTAGCCCCAATGTATTCTAAAAATCTTACTACAAAGTTTTCTCCTTTGTCTCCTGTTTCAAACGTTTTCATAATATTGTGTTTTTATTATCCACGTCGGAAATATACAAAAGAGAGGGCAAAATCGCCCTCTTACTTAAAGATATTTTATTGCTAAAATGGTTATCACACAAATGGGAAACCAATATTTTTTCCAAATCTTATTCATATTATTTTTCTAACTCTTTTTTTAACATTTCCAATACTTTCATTTTTTCACCAACCATCTTATACATTACACTATTGGTATGTTCGTCATTGTGGAAAAACTCTCTACTACCATCTGTTACTTTATCTAACATACTTTCTAAATCAAAATCAAATGATGGTTTTTCGATTGGTTCTAAATCGTATTGGGCATATCTTAACTCTTCATTAACAACAACACCATACAAACTAAACAAATCTACATTTCCTAATAGGTTAGTAAAGTTAATGGTTTGATTCATTTTACGAAGTGTAGTTGGTTTGTTAGTATATTTACTTAACTCCTCTCTAACTACAGAATAAAAATATGATTTATCATAACCAATGTGTTCTACCTTACGTTCTCCATAGTTAGTAACCATATTATAAAACTTACCATTACGTAAAACATTTGCCATTGCTTTAACAGCTATTTGCTGGGCTACTTCTTTATTATAACGTTTACCAGCTTGTGTTCTATGTTCAACACGCTTTTTGGTTCGAACATCACCTTTTACTTCACCAATAACTTCTAACATTGAAGGGTGAATACGCAACATTTCACCACTTTTAGTTGATTTACAGATAACATAACGTTTTTGATTGTAGTTATCTTGAACAATAAACTCTAATCCAAACTTCTTTTCGTTTTTTGGACTTAACTTAACCGCTTTAACCTTTTGATTAGGTTGGAAATCACTTACTTTTAACATAACTCTTATTTTTATTTTCTTATTATACTTGAATATACGAACCTTATTTTGATTCTCCAAACAAGATGTTGATTATTTCATCAATGCTTTCTTCAAACATTTCAACATCTTCATCTTCTTCCCCAAACTCGGTTGGGTCGAAAATATCAACATCAAAACCACCTAAATCATCATTCAAATAATCAAACATACCAACAAAATGGTCAAACATAAACTCTGAATCATTGGTGAACATTTCTTCCATACCATCAACAGATTGGACACAATCTTCTTCAACGTATTGTTCAAATACATCTTCAAAATATTCAAGGATTACTTCTTTATTTTCCTTAACTACTTTTAACAACTCTTGTTTTTTCATAACTTTTATTTTTTGTTCTTCTGGCAACTCGCCTTATTCAACACGTTGAATATACGAAATGGGGGCTAGGTATCCAACCCCCCTCGCATTTGTTTTTATTTTTCTGCTTTGTAAGTATAAACTGCTTTTTTATAAAAACCATTGGTAAAACCAAATGACTCATACCATTTACGCAATGTAAAAATATCATATTTACCTTTTACACCATCAAAATCGGCTGGAATGGTTCTAATATCAATACCTAAATCATCAGCAACATCCAAAATGGTATTCATCAAATCACTACCCATACCTTTACATTTTTCAAATGTCTCAATCCAGTATAACTCAACTGTATTTTCATCGTGTTGGAGAAATGATAACTTAAAACATTCATTTTCCATATTAAATGTTGGGACATTATCTTTTTGTTCGTGGTAACGTTTTGGACTATTCTTTTTAACCAATACGTCAGTAAAAACTTGTTTTTGAATAATGGTTTGAACTTGGTTAACTTCAATACCTAAACGTCTACGCAACTCATCACAATAAGTTTCTAACGTTTCAATACCTAACTCATCACAAGTATAACCTTTAACACCATCTAATATTTCCATAACTTTTATTTTGTGGGCACTGCCCTTATTCAACACGTTGAATATACGAACAATATTTCAGGTAACCAAACAGAACACGGGAAAAGCCCGCAGAATCGCGGGCTTCTCTAAATCAAAGGAGGGGAAAAACACAAATAATAATAGCTACAGAGAATAACCTAAAAAACCTCCCTCGATTTGTTAACTAATACGTCCAACATAAATACTACTTTTTCTATTAGCAAGTTCTCCTCTTGAAAGATTTGCTAGCCATAAAGCATCTACAATATCATCGTGTAAACCACTTGGATGTGAGAAACTTAGTTTACCATTAGTATTCACCTTATATGTGTATGCTGAAAGTTCATTATAGCATTCAGGCATTAGATTTTTACTTGGTAGCTCCACCACCATCTCCTCTATATCGTGTATTAATGCCCTAACACCTTTAGTCTTTGATTCCTGGGTAGTTACAAATGGCGAACATTTAATCTTAGCTTTCCGTATTTGCTCAAAGATTGCTTTACCAATACTATTTGTCTCCACGTATCCTCCTTTGACATTATATCGTCTAAGTAAAGCGATGATAGCGTTTCCACTTTCTTCAAATGATTTTCCATTAAATCTAAGTATTCTCGCCGTTTTACCGGATTCGTCAAGAATGGAACAAACTGTGTAGTCATTAGACAGTCCAGTATCAACTCCGTAATAATATCGTTTATTTGGTCTTGGTTCTTCCCACTCATTTATATTACATACATTCTCCAAACCTCTAAAAACATCGTTTGTTGCCTCACTAAACTGTGCTAAATACTCTTGCTTGAATATCTCAGGTGGTAATGATTTACTTTGCTCATTAATAAAATCCTTGTCTATATGCGGGTTATCTGTTGATATACCTTGAAACGAGATATAATCGCCACCCTCGTTGAAACCCTTTAGATACGCGCTATAAAACCAGTTCTTACTTTTAGGTGTAGAGATAATAAGACATTTTTTTCCAATAGCAGATAGTGTTGGAAATATAGCCTCATTCATTGCTTCCTCTCTAATAAAGGCTGCCTCATCTACTACCATATAGTTAAATGAGAAACCCCTAATACTATCATATCGTTCAGCTGATAAAAACTGGATAGTAGAGCCATTTATAAACTCGATAGTTAAATCTGCTTTATTACTATGGTTTATTATTTGATTTGAGGCATCTAATAGCTCTTGAAATACCTTCTTTGCTTGATTGTAAATAGGAGATATCCAAGCACCTTTTTGCTTAGGTGTTTTCAATAACCAAAATAACATTAGGTTTTGTCCTAGTAAGGATTTACCATATTGTCTTCCAGTAGCAACAACTCCAAACTTGTGTTCACTAGTAGAGAAACCATCAATAACTTTCCTCTGTCCTATGTGTGGTGTGAATAAAGTTACTTGCATTCTCGTATTTTGCTGTTTTGTAGACTACATTATTTTTATCATCAAACACTAACCAGTAGGTTTGTTTTTCGTGCATTGTCTCTACTATTCTCATAAACTTGTTTGTCCTGGATACGCACTATTAGGTCTATCATCATCGCCCCAGTTAAGTTCAATATTAGCATCTATTTTTGCTTCTATCTTCTCAACATCATTACCTGTGTATTTTACTACTTGGTCGATTGCGCGTTGACGTATTTTAGCATCCTCATTATACATTAGTTCCACCAATGAATCCATTGCTGGCTCTAACATACTATTTAGTTTTTGTCTCCATCCTTCATCGTAGCGTTCCTTTGCTTTAGTCCAATACGCTGTGTATTGTTTTTCACTTTTGTCTCCATAGTGTTTATGACAATACTTTATCCATTCCCTATGAAGCATAGGTTTTTCTACATTGTATCTTAACTCTAAGCAAGTATCTACTCTAGAATCTACTTCAGTATGTGTTAGTTTTTTGCCGGCCATTTGTATGTGATTTGTATGTTACTCATATAGTAATACATACCACTCGTATTTTACGAGATAAATGTTGGCTGCTCTTCAGGCACTTCAATCAAGTGAGATAAACCATTTTCTTCAGCAAAGTTAGGTGTCATTGCTAATCCTAATACATCAAGTAGTTTTTTTACATCATCTAATGATTCGATTTTACTACAGTCAATAGGGTATACTTTAGGTTGTTCAGGTTGTAGTTTTGGTAGTTGTAGTTCCATTTTTCTATATTTTGATTTGTCATTACTTGGGTCAAACGCTTGTGGGTTATCTTTTTTCCACTCCTTAAAATCGGTTGTTGTGTTTAACTCCATTATTTATTCTTTTGATTTTTATTTAAGTTAGGTTGTAGTTTCTGGATATAATGTGTCTCACGTTCAAACATTACTTCCTTATCACATAGCTCCAATATAGTTACATTAAATGCTTCCCAGCCGTATTCTTTGATTAGTTTGTAAAGGTTTTGTTGCTTTCCTCTACCACTTGCTTTTCTATGCTTATACATTCTACCTCTAATATTTGTAGAACAACCAATATAAGAATCGTTGGTTAAAACGCAGTCAATCTTGTAGACACCACATTGCGCGGGCATTTTTTTAGTAATGTAGTTACCAGGGAATCTCTCAGGATTTTCACGATAATATCGTTTCATATAGTGATAATGTGCTATAGGGTCCTTTTCAATGTGTGCTTGTGCTTTTTTATAGCTACAATCTTTACATACACTTTTTCTTATACCCTTAGCTTTGTTAGAATAATGGTAGCTAGTTACTGGATAATCATTCCCACAACAACTACACGTTTTCATTTCTTCCATTTTCTTTATCTCTTTTAGCTTTTTGTTTTTTATTTAGATTATATTGTTTATTATATTCTCCACTTACCCATTCGTATGAAGGTAGTTTTTTACTATCGTAATACTCATCAATAGGTAAGTCATTGTATATTAATCTATCGATTTCATCTTGGTCGAGCACTCTATATTTTATTCCTTTTTCCCATTTATGAAATCCTTTATATACATCTAAGGTAGTGTTTTTATTTTGACCTTCCTTTTTATTTCTTTTGGCTCCCACTTTTTCTACCTCGTTTTGGTTTTAATACTGCCTGGATATCATTTTCGTATTGCTCGTATAAACTATTTGCCATAGCTGCTATTGCTCTACCTTCACACGAGAAACATTTAGCTCTCCTATTTGTTCCCTTCATTATGTTATAGGCTTTTAGATACATTCCAAATGTTGAACTATCTATTCTATAACCTCTTTTTGGGGCATATTCCTCCAATAGCCACTTAGCCTCGTCTTTAGATATTTTTGCTAGCATATGTTGTAATATATTTTAGTAATAACGCGAATATACTTGCTATAATCGCATAAATCAAGTTACACGTATAGATTAATGTAGCTACAAAGGCCATACATTTAGCGCAGTTAAAAACAAGTGCTACCTCTGCTACCTTATAACATTTTATTGAAATCCAAAAACTAACCCATTTGCTAGTAATCCATTCTCTTACTGGGTCTAATGGTGTATAATATCCTGTTAGAAATAAACTAATCAATGATATCGAAATCAGCGTCTGTAATGTCTGTGGTTCCATTCTCTATATTGTTAAATCTTGGTAGTATTTCATTTTCCCATATCATATACTTCATTAGTATATCCGTATGCTCATTTATGAACATTTCGTATTTTTGGCAATCAGTCATTTTTTAACTCTTCTAAATATTCGCGAACTGCTCTACGAATGTTACCTTTTCTATTTTGCTCTCTTCTAAAATGATTCTGGGATACATTGTTCATTTGCTCCTCTAGCTCATTCATTCTTTCAACCAATACCTCTAGGTTATGGTTATCTAGTGTGTTTTTTCTACGTTTAATACGTGTTTTAAACGCGTTCCAATACTTAGGCATATAAGGTAGTGCCGTTGTAATAATACTGGATAATACTGCGGTTCCTACAATAAATAGGACCATTAATGGTAGTGTTAACATTGCTGACATTTTGTTCTTATTTCGTTAATAGCTGTGTTTATATCTTTAATAAGGTGTATTTTACCTATATTATAGTATCTGTATATTTTCTCTAGTGTCCACCCTTCATAGAAGTGTTTGCTAAGTATCTTTTTTTGATACCAATGTAGTTCCTCAAATGCTTCTATAAAACATTCATATAAGTCATCATTATAGGGGACATCTGGTTTCTCAAATATGCTTTTCAAGCTACCTTCAAT